CTGTGCATATAAATTAAAGATAAATAATAATTAATTACTTTGACTCTGCATTGTCCACCCATTACAATGCAGAATGGACTTACAATCTAAATTATTCAAAAACAGAATAAACATTCAAACCTAAATTTGCTATATCGGTAAAACAATTGTTAACAAAAACGATGAAGATAGGGTTGACGTGTGCCAACCCTTAAAAACTGTTAAGGCTATATATTTATTCCTTAGCTGTTTCTTCTTCTTCGTTTGTGATGTCATAATAGACGCCTGAAGATAGGTTATTATTAAGATTATTTAACGCCGTTTCTTCAGCTGTTAGATCCTCTGCCCAATTTCCGCTCTCATCAGCTAGACCGATAACAGTGATGAAATTTTGTTTTATCAGTTTACCCGAATTAGAATAAAACTGTATCCGCTTAACTTCATTGTTAATATCTTTTAACGGAATTTGTTTATAACACAAATCAAGGTTTAAACAATCATCTATTTTAGTATTCCTTGTTTTTTCTGTTATCTCACCCGTTTCTTTGTCTATTAATAACTCGGTCATAGGCTCAAGAACTTTATCCCAAGCGGTAACCTCTTCGTCAGATACGGGGAATATACATTTTGTTAATGTGATTGTGCGGGCTTTTGCGGCTTCTATATTAATTTTTAAACGTCCCGTTTTGGGGTCTTTAATTACTTTTTCCGCTTTAGTATCGCCTAATGCACCCACCCAAGTACATACAAAAAAATCCGGTTTACCGTCTCTTTCTTTTCTCATTTTAGATTGTAAATAACACAACATAACGTTTGAAATTTAAAAGGTTTGAATTTTGAAATTTATAAATGTAGGAAAATGCCGTTAGTCAAATTAGCCGACTAGGGGTGTTCCCTACCGATACTAGATACAGGGGAGTAATCCTTTGCTGGTAATCACACGCACAACCCCTCTCTAAATTTTTATCCCCCAAAATTTTTTATAATATTTTTTGTTAAATAATGTTAAATTTCTGTAGTTAAATAGCTTTAAATATTGTTAATAAATGTTAAAGGAATGGGAACCAAACGTATATATGAGACGTTATAAGGGGAGTAAGAGGGGTAGTAGTACTTACTAGTTACTGTAATCTAAAGTAAGAGTAATAGTTTTTAACTACTTCATACCTTTACTTTAATAGACACATATGGAAGATATAAAATATAAGATTTATTAATTTAAATAGTATATCTACAAAAGTACACAATAAACAGATACCTAAATACTTACCTTTTAATGAAGCTTATAACTTATACCAAAGAGCTAAGCATATAGGTAGAACAGATGATGGTTGGGCTCACATTGTAGAAGTAAATAATTCACATTATCATGTTACTTTAGATAGTGGGCATGTTTATATGACAGAAATAGAAATACTAAAGTAATGAATACAAAAGTAACTAGAAAACAAGTAGAAGAAGCTAGAAATTACTTATATAACATTAATACACAATTAGGTATGACACTATACGATCCAGAATTAGCAGAGATAATCAAGAATAGAGAAGTAGTAGAAATTCAAGGTAACAGATACCATATAGAGAGTTCTCCTCTAGGTACTTGTGATGGTTGTTGCTTTATGGGTAAACAATGCCCACAAAGAGCTGTAACATATTGTACTTCAAATGGAGGAAATATTATAGTAGAAGCAGAACCAAATAAGAAATAATACGTTATAGTTAGAAACTAAGTAAAAAGAATATGGAAGATAAAGTACTAGAAACAGTAGTTAATGGCATTAAGTGGGAAGTATTGAAGGATGTGTTGGTTAAACCACTGCCTGCAATTATGGTTACTAAGGAGTTTACAGAACAAGTACCTAATGGTAAAGTAGATGAAGATGGTTTCAATGAGTATGATACTAAAACTGAAACCAAGGAAGTAGAATCTGATTGGGCTACAGGTATTGTGTTACAGATTCCTTCACACTTAACAGATGTCAAATTTAAGGTTGGTGATACAGTTGCTTATAATAAGAAGTTTGCAATGTATTTTGATCTACTAAAAGATACTCAATTGGTGAAACCTTATGACATTATTGCCGTTAAGTAATATAAATTAAGTTTTTCATAAGAATTAGGTTAATTCGTTTGCAACATTACTAGAAGGCTCGACTTAGGTCGGGCTTTCTTTTTATATGTTAATTAATTGTTAACAAATGTTAAAAGCTATTAACAATTATTCACAACTAACGTTTTATAGGCATATGGAAAAATTAATAGTAGTGGGTCTCTGCTTTTCCATGATATGGCTTGCCGTATGGGGACTCAGTGATAAAAATAAGAAATAATATGGAATATACATTTAAGAAAGATTTCGGCTTTTTCAAAGCAAACGATGTACTTACTTGGGATGAGGATCTTAATGCTTTTACTATGGATGTAAAAGAGGACAATAATTTCAGATCTGCTATGATTGATGAACATACTGTTGAAGGTTTATATGAAGAAGGTATATTGACAAAGGTTAAACCTAATATTGATAAGATCAGTGCTACAGTTAAATTCATTGACTATTTACTTAACCAATACGAAAATGATTACGAAGAAGTAATGCAGAAGTATAAAGAAGGTAAAATTCAACCATGTGTTAAAGTAGAAGCTGAAACAGTATACTTCAACCTTACTAAAGTATTAAATAAAGTTAGAGAAGAATTGACAAATGAATAAATTGGTTAAGAGTGTATCTAAAACCGATTTATTAAAGGAATTCTTAAAAAGCCTTAATGGCATACTTGATCTAACAGATAGAGAATTGGAGTTGTTAGCAACTTTCATTGACTTAGATGTTAACACTCCAAAACTCCCCAATATCCACAAGAATGTGATATCTACTGAAAATAGAAAGTATATTAAACGTACTCTGGGTATTACTCCAGATAACCTAAGTAGATACATATCTAAATTCAAATCTTAGGGGATACTGATGAAAGGGAAAGCCGAGGATGAAGTGTTTGTGAATAAGGCTCTAATTCCTGAGATAATAGGTGATAGAGTACAAATCACAGTGATTCTAAAAGTAAAGAAAGATGAAGATGAGATCGTTGATGCTTGATGCAGGTTCAATTATACTATGGAAGGAGTATAATCCCATTCGTAAGTTATGGAGTAAAGTAAGAAGAAAAACACTGCCGTTTAACCGTTTTACTATAGTAGGACAAAAGACAGAGTTGCTTACTACTGATAAACTTGAGAATGTAGTAGTCTATGAACCGATCAGAAAGTATAACAAATTAGAGAGTAACAAACTTATGACTATTACTTTTGGATTAGGTTCCTCAAAAGAATGGGATGAAGTAGTTACTATAATTAATATAGTACGACCCAATACACTGCTTGCTACTAGTAGTATTGATAAGTGTAAGTACTATAAGAGAGTAGAATGGAATGAGAAACTAGACGAGTATATATACTAAACTCAGTAATAAGTATAACATACCATATCAAGTAGTAGAAGTAATATGCAATAGTCCTTTCAAGTTTGCTAATAAAGCAATAACAGAACTTGATCCCAAACCAGTTATGATGGCTTACTTAGGTAAGTTTAAAGTAAAAAGAAGACATGAAGAAGACGCCAAGAGTAGATAGATACGACCCAATAATATACCCTCGTAAATTATGGGTAACAGGAGATGTAATTGGGCTAAATAAGATCTTTAAGTTTAATAAGCTAGACAATACTAAAGAAGAATGTATATCAGCTTATGATGAACTAGTAGAAGAATATAATACTACTAAAGATGGATGGCTTACTTGTCCTGTAACACATAAAGCAACTGGTGAATACGGAGCCTTAGTAATAATAATGGATAGCAGTATAGAAGCAGGTGGTGAAGCCCACGAAGCAGTACATGTAGCCGATTATATATTTGACGAATTAGGAATGTATACACAGTCATTTGCAAATCATAATGAACAATACGCATACTTGGTAGGTTGGGTAGCAGGATGCATAAGTAAAACACTAGTAAATATAAAAAGAGAATATGACACACGAAGAGAGTCTGATGATGTGGAAGCTTGAAATGGAAAACTTCAATAAGAATATTGGGTTGGCTTCCAAGGATATGAAAAAGATGTACAGCATACTTGATACTGTAATTAATGAAGGTATTGTTACTTATGAAGACTTTACTAATGATATGATTGATGAACTTACTACTCTAATGGTAGAAGAAGGGAAATCAGGAAATGGACAGAAAGATAGAGCTACTGAGATTGATATCATATGTAAACGTTTAACTGAGAAGTATGAAGCAAAACATAAAGAAGGAAAGTCTGGAGCAGGAGATACAGAACTTTCAGCAGATAATACAGAAGTATTAGACAATGAAGAGTTACTCGAATCCGAATGTACCGATGAGGAGAGCAATGGAGATAGTACAGAGATTGAATAAGGAGAAGTATTTAGGTTATAGAATTGATTGATTATGGTAAAATATTGTGCAAAAATAAATAATGCTAATATCTACAAAGTAGATTTTGAGAAAGAAGAATTCGAGTCTGTTAGTTACTTCAGTGATATTGACTATCGTTATGTTATACCAGAAGATGGTATATTAGAGATAACTGATAAGAACGGTAATAAGAAATCTATTGAAGTAAAACAGTATGATCTGCTACTTAAGATGTACAGTACTACTGGTGACTATGACGATAAAGAGTTCATAGTGATAGATAATCCAGAATTGAAGGACTATTATCGTAGAAGAATTGAGAGACTGGAAGCTGATAGAAAAGCAAGAAAAGTGACAACAGAGAAGAGATGTTGTTGCGATTGTGAACCTGAAGAAGCAGCATAATGGAAAAGATACTAGTAAATAGATATGGAGAAGCTATTAGTTTTAACACTGATCTAAATGCTATTACTCCAATGTTGGCTAACATTGATTGCCATATATACAAAGCTGAAACAGACGGGCAAGTAATTACTTCAGATGAAGTAATAGACATTAAAAAAGAAGAATTCGCTCTTGTTTGTGTATGCTGGAATAATGGTAAGAATGTTGTAAAAGCCATTGTAATATCAGATCCGGCAGCCATACACGACTTAGGAGAATGGTACGAATTTGAATTAAATAAGTATAAGTCAAATGAATCTCGTTGATATAGTAGGAGGTAAGGTTGTAATACACCCAGATCTGTATTTCATACCAGCATTCAAAAGACTATACGAACATGATACTTCGGAAGACAAAGTTCATCAAGAGCTTGTTATTACTTATATAGTACTTATGCATAATTGGAGTAGCCCATATAAGAAGAGTATGGATGCTCATACTAGAGAAATAAGGCTCAAAGAACAAGTATTTGAAGATCCAAACTATGAACTTACTGAGGAAGAAAAGGTAGCTGAACAGGAGTATATAGATTGGCAGAATACTAGAATACTAAAGATGCTAGACGCTCAAATGAACAAATTAGACTCAGTTACTAAGTGGTATGAAGAGTCATTAGATGATTGTTTGGATGAGAAGAAGATCAAAGATCTACTAGCTGGAATGGGTTCTACAGCAAATACTATTAAAAGTATAGAAGCATTAAAATCTATGGTTCAAGCTGAGGAATTAACTATGGGTAAAGTAAAAGGAGACGCCAAGGTTAATCCTTATGAGTTGGCAGGATAATACAGTAAAGAACAACATAAAATAAACAACACGTTATAAGTGTTATAAATTTAGACTAAATATGAAAAGAATGATTATTTCGATTGATGCAACACAAGGTGCAGAAAAATTTTGGGAAGAAATTAATGAAGCACACGAAGCTATAATGAAGGCGAAAAAGCCTTCATTGTGGCAAAGAATTAAATCTTGGTTCTAAACCAAAAGGTCCGACGGGGACGGACAACAAATATTCCCCGGCACGGGAGAGTGGCGGAATGGTATACGGCAGTAGATTGACGGAAGCGCCCTAAAGTCGTCGTTAACAAAGCTCTTGGGTTTGAAAGTTCGAATCTTTCCTCTCCCGCTTAATATTGCCCTATGGTGTAATGGTTAGCACAGGAGGCTCTAACCCTCTTAGTCTGCGTTCGAGTCGTAGTAGGGCTACCAATTTTGGATAATATGGAAAAAGTTAAAATAGGATAGGGACTTTTTACTGGGGTGACTCAAATAGATTATGCTGAAGTAAAGCATTATAATAAACTTACATTAGAGATGCTTAATAAGATATTAGAAGAAATATTTAATGAAAGAGGAGCACTAACCAAAGATACAACAAAATGGAACTAAATAAATGGTAGACTTCAATAAATAGATAAAAAACAGCAATAAGTTTAGACAGCCGGCTCTGAGATTTCTCGAAGTCGGCTCTTATTGTTAGTACCCAGAAGGTACATCAGAGTACTTTAAATACTGGGACGAATAGATGGATAGATGTAAATATGGTTATACAGCTGATGATGGAGATTTCATCAGTGGGTATAACTATTTTTATTTAAACTTCTGTCCTATTCAAAGAATTATCTATACTACTATAAACAATCCAGATGGATCTACTAAGGTAAAAAAGACACGTGATCTATAGTTTCCAGACTTCTACGATTACGACTATTACTTCTTTCAAGCGGTAGAAGATGCTGAAGGAGAAGGCAAACATTTATGTGCATTGAAGAGTAGACGTAAAGGTTATTCTTATAAGAATGCAGCCATGGCTTGTCGTAACTATTACTTATTTGCTGGTAGTAAGACATACATATATGCTAGTAATAAACAGTACTTAACAGAAGACGGTATTCTTACTAAAGCATGGGACTATATGGACTTTATAGATAAGAATACAGCTTGGGGTAAGAAAAGATCTGTTAATACTTAGATGCGTAAACGTGCTGGGTTCTTTACTAAAGATGAGTATGGTAATGAGATAGAATTAGGTTTTAAGTCAGAAATAATTGGTGTTACTCTAAAAGATAATCCTGACGTAGTTCGTGGTAAAGCTGGTAAATTAATTATCTTTGAAGAAGCTGGTTCATTCTCAGAACTAAGTGCCGCATGGCAGATTGCTAGACCGTCTGTAGAACAAGATGGTATGGCATTCGGTACTATGATTGCATTCGGTACAGGTGGTGACAAAGATAGCCATTTTGAGACTCTTAAAGATATGTTCTATAATCCAGATGGTTATAACTGTATAGGATTTGATAACATATGGGATGAAACTCCATCAGATAAAAAGTGTGGATTCTTTATACCTCAGTATACCAACATGGACTTCCGTGATGATGCCGGTAACAGAATATACATGGACAATGATGGAAATACATTACGTAGAAAGTCAGTAGAGTATATATTAGCTGAGCGTAGAAAAGTAATAGAAAATGCTACTAACTCTGTAGCAGTAGATAGATACGTTGCAGAACACTGTATAACGCCCTAGGAAGCGTGTTTGGAGTTTGGTGGTAACATATTCCCTAAAAAGGAATTACAAGAGCAATTAGCCAAAATACGTATCAATAAGAGCCTTAGTAATATGAAACAAGTAGGTGATCTAGTATGGGAAGCAGATGGATCACTTAAATGGGTTATTAAGAAACACGGTGATATTACGTATTATCCTTTGAAAAAAGACGATGATCCTACAGGTTCAATAGTAATATGGGAACACCCAATGAAAGACGCTCCTATAGGATTATACATACTAGGAGTCGACCCATATGACCATGATTAGTCTGGTACTAACTCATTAGGATCTACATTTGTATATAAGCGATTCTAGGACTTTGAGAACTATTATGATATAATTGTTGCTGAATATACTGGACGTCCATCAACAGCTGAAGAATACTATGAAAATCTACGTAAGCTAGCAGTATACTATAATGGTAGGATAATGTATGAGAATGAGCGTAAAGGCTTATTTCCTTACTTTACTGCTAAGCATTGTGATTATTTATTAGCAGATCAACCTGATATTATCTCTGATATAGTAGGTAATACTAAAGTATAGAGAAAGAAAGGTTGTCATATGAATAAGTAGATCAAACAATGGGGTGAAGGCCTAATCAAAGATTGGCTAAACGAAGAACAAGCACCTGGCAAGAAGAACCTACATAACATACTATCAGAGCCGCTATTAGAAGAACTTATAAGCTATAATGACACTGGAAACTTCGATAGGGTCATGGCGTTGATGCAAGTAATGATTTATAGAGAACAGCTCTATAATGTAAAGGTTAAAGAGAAGAAAAAAGAGAACAAGAATAGGATACTATTTGAAGGTCCTATCTTCACTCAAGAATGGTTTCATGACGATGAATCCATTGATAATCTAAAAGCATATATGTTTTAATTATGAGAAATATCAATCAGTTTCCAATATAGAAATTACCATCTTCTAAGAAGACACAAGACTGGAAAGAATCTTGTGTAGACTATATTATAGGTAGAAGTATGGGAGGTTCTAGAAATGGCAATAACAGAACTCGCAAAGAGGAAATGTAGACATACTATGATCTTTATAATAGTATATACAATGAGAAAGATCTAAAGTATGTTACTAATCCATTTAAGCAATAGGATGGATTTCCTGCAATGGCATAGGACTATAATATAGTTAAGCCTAAGATTGACCTACTATTAGGAGAAGAAACAAAAAGACCATTTAACTTCAAAGTAGTACGTACTAGTGAGATAGCTACTAGTGAAATGTAGGATAAGGCTAAAGAACTCCTTATTCAGTACATACAAGCTACTATTATGAGTAAGTTAGGTCCAGAAGAACAAGCTAGATATCAGCAAGCATTGCAGTCTGGTGAGATTATGCCTCCTGAATAGATACAGAAATACATGAGTAAAGACTATAAGGATATAGCAGAGATAACTGCATACCATAGTTTGAATTATTTAAAGAATAAACTTAATATTACACATGAGTTCTATAAAGGCTGGAAGGATGCACTAATAGGCGGGGAGGAGATCTATTACGTAGGTATACAGAATGGTAATCCCTGCCTAGAGCGCATTAATCCTATTTACTTTGATTACGATACAGATACTTCAGACTTAGAGTATATCCACGACGCTCAATGGTGCGTATATGAGATGAAATTATCTGCTACTGATATATATGACAGGTATTATGATAAACTGTCTGAAAAGCAGCTAAATTAGCTCCTAGACATGATGGATGATACGTCTAAAGGAGGGTTCAATCCTGAAGTAAGAAAGACATCGTTAGACTACCCACATATAAAGACTCATAGTATTAATGGGTTTACATCTAATCCGTTTGATAGTACTAATGCAATTAGTGTATGGCATTGTTGTTGGTAGTCATTTAGAAAGATAGCCTTTGTTACTATTGCAGACCCTGAAACAGGAGAACCAGTAGAATATATCGTAGATGAATCATACAATGAGACAGGTACTGAAATAAGTGTAGAATGGAAATGGATCATTGAGACATGGGAAGGATATAGAGCTGGAGATGACCTTTACTTTGGTATGGGTCCTATTGAGTACCAACATGTATCTGCTGATAATCCTAATGCACAAAGATTGCCATATACTGGAGTAATATACAATAATACCAATAGTAGACCTAGATCATTAGTAAGTATGATGAAACCATTACAGTACATGTATATTGTACTTTGGTATCGTCTAGAACTCGCTATGTCAAGAGATAAGGGTAAAGTAGTAAATATGGATATTACTTAGATTCCTAAGTCTATGAATATAGATGTAGCTAAGTGGATGCATTACTTGTCTGCACTTGGAGTTAACTTTATTAACCCATATGAAGAAGGTTGGGATATACCTGGTAGAGAAGGAGGTAAACCGTCATAGTTCAATCAGATTACAGCGTTAGATCTTACTATGGCTAATACTATTGATCAGTATATAGCACTGATGGATAAGATAGAAGCTATGTTGTCAGAGATAACTGGTGTATCTAAACAGCGTGAAGGTTCTATTTCATCTAATGAATTAGTAGGTAATGTAGAAAGATCTGTAGTACAATCAGCTCATATTACAGAGCCATGGTTTTGGGTTCATAACCAAGTAAAGAGAGAGTGTTTGATCATGCTATTAAATACAGCTAAATATGCTTGGAAGGATAGCAAAACTAGTTTACAGTATGTATTTGATGATGCTACTAGAGCATTTATGACTCTTAATGATGATATGTTCTATGAAGATTTTGATATATTTGTAGAAGATACTACTAAGAATCAACAACAGATAGAAGCACTTAAGAACCTTATGCAACCTGCTATGCAGAATGGTGCTAGTCTATTAGATATTGCTGAAATCATTACTCTGGACAATGTTACTATGATCAAAAATAGATTAGAGGAAATTGAACAGAAACGTATGGAACAACAGCAAGCTATGGAACAAGCCCAAGCTGAACGTGAACAGTAGATGTTACAAATGCAGAATGAGGTTAAGGAAGAAGAGTTAATGATCAAAGAAGCGGAGATGGATCTTAAGAAATATGAGATTGATCAGAATAATGCAACTAAGATTACAGTAGCTCAACTTAATGCTTATAGAGGTTTGGAAGATCAAGATCAGAATGATAATGGTATTCCAGATACTATGGAAATAGCAGCACAAGCGCTTGAAGAGAGAAAACAAGCATCAGAGGAAGCTTCTAAACAGTTTGAGTTCAATGCTAAAATGCGTGAACAACAATTGAAGAAGGAGATAGAGGATAAGAAGATTGAACTTGAAAAACAGAAATTGCAAGCTCAAAAAGATATCCAAAAACAAAAAGATGACGCAGCTCTTGAAAGAGAAAGAATCAAAGCTAGAACAGCATTGAAGAATAAAGTAGCAGGAGAGAAATAATATGAGAGTAATACAGAATAAATGGATACCTTTTAAGGGTTATAAATATATAAATCTATTTGGTTTAATATTTACTAGAGATGCATCTAAAATAAATGCTAAGGAATATAATCACGAGAAGATTCATTTGAAGTAGATGCAAGAGATGTTGTGGCTACCATTTTACTTATGGTATGGAATAGAGTACTGTATTATTAGACTACTTAGATTCTTTGACAAGCAAGATGTAGTATATCACGATGTTAGCTTTGAAGAGGAAGCTCACAATAATGATGATAACTACACTTATCCTGAGACTAGGAAACATTATTCTTGGTTGAAGTACTGTAAAATTAAAAGTTATAAGGAGGATTAATTGTGGGATGCAAGAAAGGCGGAAAGAAACCTGTAAAGAAATAAGGTTATGAGGAAAGCAGAAGAAAGAGATGTAGTATTAGAGAATCTTCGAGAGAAATATCCTGAAGATTTTAATAGCGATTATAATTGTTACATCTGGTCCACATAGGGCTTAGACGAGAATAAGAAACCTATTGGTGAAGTTCGCTATTGGGCATGTGTCAAAGACAAATGGCTAGCAACAGAAACAGATCCTAATGGTAAAACTATCCTATTAAAAGGTTATGAAGACGCTAATAAATTGGATTAGCTTCTAGCTTTATTTTTTACATTATAATATGGACAGACAAGCATTTAAATAGAGAATGCAATAGTTGAAGTAGTACCGGGAGTAGAACCCCGGTAAGACTTACCTTGACTTTAAAAAGTATGCTGAAGGAGGAGAGATACCACCTAACAACAAACCTATAATTCCTGAAGAGCCTCAACCATATAAAGGTAAATTATATAAAGATAGATATGGACGTAAGTATACTGAAGATCAGTTGGCTGATTATTATGACAATAGTAGTGATGAGATTGATAGATTCACTGGGAAACCATTCGTCAGAGGATTAAAGCCAGTAGGAGATATTGAAGATGCTGCAAATGCAACACCTGTAGGTGATGCTATATCTGCGTATGATACTTATAAGGCTTTAAAGAATAAAGACTGGGAAGGTGCTGGATTAGCTGCAATGGGTTTGATTCCTTTTATGCCAATGACTGTTAAACAGTTTAGAAGTAAATATAAAGGAATAACTCCTAAATAGAAATATAAAGCTGTTAGTCACGACTATAATACATCTGTTAATAGAAACTATGTACAGGATAGAATAGATGAAGCTTTAGCATATGATGCTGCAGTTAACTCTAAACTTACACAAGCTAAAAATCAAACCTATAATGTAGTAGAAAGATTAATGGATGATCCATCGTATATAGAAAGAGCTAAACAAGTTAAAACACAGTTTGGTGATGACTATATATAGGCTTATGCGGATATAATTAATCTATATAATGAAAATCCTTTAGAGTTACCAAATGTTGAAAGACTTAATAGCGGTAATAGTAGAGCTCGTATGCAACGTAATAGTAATGGTACTTATAGTTATAAATTAGATCCAGATATCGCAGATATAAGTGCTCCTGTTACAGAACACGAACTAAGTCATTACGCTGACTTTAAGAGAAATCTTGATAGACCTGATCCTCACGGAGATAGCAATATGTTCTATTAGATGAAGAAAGACATTAGTGGTAGAAAGATAGATAGTAGAGATGACTATTATTCTTTGCCAACAGAACAAAAGGCTCATATGAATTAGCTTAGAGAATATATGTTTTAGAACAATTATATCAGTACTAGAGAAGAGACTGTGGACGAGAAACTACTGAAGAAAGCAATACAGGAAGCTGACAAACTTGATTCAATGAGAGGTGTTGCTAGAGCAAGTAGATAGTTTAAGAGTTTTAACAAATACACTAAGTGGTTTAATTCTATACCTCTACTAAGCATTGGAGCTGCTGCTGTATACAATAATAATCAAGAAAAGTAATTGCATATGAGTGATCTAATAGACATGGCACTGATAATGCCGGAATATCCGATTCCGAAGTATAAAGACGGAGGGATACATATCAAGAAAGAAAATAGAGGTAAGTTTAATGCCTTAAAGAAACGTACTGGTAAAAGTACTGAAGAACTTACACATAGTAAGAATCCACTAACTAGAAAGAGAGCTATCTTTGCTTAGAATGCTAAGAAGTGGAAACATAAAGGAAGAAAGAAAAAATAAATCTAATTATATATAATT